ACTTGCAGCACCAGCACCAATTCTCATTAAAGCAGCACTCCCTTGTGTAACCACCAAAGGATCACCAACTACGACTGCCGTATTAGTTCGCCATATAACGGCATCTGTTCTCACGCCATAAATTTGCACTAATCCATATTCACCGGCAGGAACAGCTGAATCTGCACATCCGGCAATCAACGGATTGTCAGTAGTAGTATCTGCTAATTCAGCATCTAAACCATCCCTTGTAGCATCAAATTTAAAGCCGATAACTCCACCCTTTACAAAAGCAACACTGTCATCATTTCTAACGACAATGAATACTTTTTCAGGATCAACTCTATTTACTTTTTGAATTATCACTTAAATAATCCTCCATTGTTTGTTAAAAATTATATTATGCTGCTATTGTTAGGTCAACTTTATGGTGAACACCTTGTTTCCTCCGATTGGAAATAACAAGATTCGCCATATTATAGATTAACGCAGTACGCACAACTTGATTCTCAGGTTGAATAAATGGCCCAACATCCAAATCTGAACCAGCCATAACCACATATTCTATAAAATCCCTATTAAGGAATGTTGCACCACCAAAAGAATATGAATATGAATCAACCGTTGATTGTGTAACAGCAGTGTTGGTATAATAATCAGGATAATATTCATCCCAAGTAAATACCGCATTTTTATATTTTGCACCGCCAAAGCCAAGATTGGCTATTGTATCGTCATATTTAACGATACGGGATTTATCCCTTGCAGCAGACTCATAAAGTTCATAATAGCCTTGGTCACAAATAATCCAATCTGGTTCAGATCGTTTACCTGCACCACCACCTTTACTGCATTTGTTATAAAGATGTGCAATCTCGGCCAGGAATCCAGCCCAAGTGGTTGCTGAAGATTCAGTGTACTGATTTCTCCACCATGTATATGTCGATTGGTTAATATTACCAACTGTGTATGATCCCGTACAAAGTTTCTGTACAAGATAATTAATTGGATCAAGGTCTTTCGAAGGACTTGCTGTAGCAATCGCCATAGCTTGTTCTTCTAATTCCTCGGCTGCTGACATTTCAGCAATCTTCACTTTTGCCTGTAACAAGTTTATAACTTGATACTTTCCTCTATTCTTGTTTTCTTCTTCTCTCGAAATACTCATACTTCCGGCCATTTCCTTCCAATTGTAATATGCAGAAGTTAATGGATCTTGTGGTGTAGTATCTACAGCTTCATATCCTGAAATGGATTTGAATGTAGAATTTTTTGCATATGCAAGAGGAACTACAATCCTCTCTCCGCCTTCCTCTGTTCTTTTTCTGTTACGCAACATATAAAAGATGGGTATTGCGTTATGAACATTATCATAGAATGTGTTCCGGTAATTCATCAGCGTAGTTGATACTAATGAACCAAAGGAAAGGCTCGAAATACTCATAGGAGCAGTCATTAATAATTACCTCGCTTTCACTCGAAAATTTTGTTTAGTTACAGGTTGTTATTTAGTTACAGATTATTTTTTGGCTAGTTGTGTTTCTGCCTTGTCAAATGCTTCGCTTATTGATTTTGAACCAGTTACGGTAACATCAGCTGCATTTGTTCCACCTCTTTCACCTGCCTGAGCACCAGCCCCAGCAATTCTTGCCTGTTCAACTCTACCTTGTTCTTTTAAAGTTTCTCTGTTTGTATGCACCTCCTTTGCAAGTTTATAACATAATTCCATACCACGCCTACTACCATACATAGTAGGGTGTTCTTTAGCTATTCTATCCATATCATTTGCAACTACTGGCAAGTCTTCATGTTTCTTTGCAAAATCTGATATAGTTTCATTCCATGTATCAGCAGCATTAGCTTGTTTCTCTGCTTTAAGACTATTCAATTCTGTTGTTAATGTTTTAAATTGATTAAAATAAACATCACCTTCTTCTAATCCTAAAATAGAAGTATCTTGATTTTGATTCTGATTTTGATTCTGATTTTGATTACCACCTGCTTTATCCATAGCCTGTTGTAATGTCTGATTAACTAAATCTTTTTTTGCAGATTCAGTTGTCAATGTTGTTATTTTAGTTTTTGCAGCTTCTAACGCTTTTGTTACCTCTGCTCGGTTTTCCTCTGGAATTTTCTCCATGTCAATTTTAAGTGGGTCAATCACAGCTTGATTTGGATCTTGATTAGCAGCAGCAGGTTCTATGTTTAAGTCTTTCAATATATCTTCTAGGTTCATCTCTTTTCTCCTTTCTTATTTATTTTTTGTTATTTCTTTTTCTCTGGACATTTTTCACCACGAGCTTTCCTTACACCTGTTTTTCGTGGCGATGCTTTATTTGGCCCAGTTCCATCACGCTTACCTCTTGCTTCTTTTCCCATCATTTTTCCTCCTGTATTCTAAATCCCTGGTTTACTTTATCATTCGCTTTTACAAAAGCATCCTCTATCGCTGTATTTCTTCTTGTGTCTCGCTCCTCCCTTCTGTGTCGCTTTTCTTTTCCCGTAGGTTTATCATATATAATATGATTTTTTTCATTGAATTTTCTTTCTTGCTCAAATGTCCTTATATTGTCTGGAGTTTTTGTACCATCTACAAATTTTCTTGGTTTAAAAACTATTGGTTGAGTAAGAGAAGGTAATTTAAATGAAATATTTCCGCACTTGGGGCACCAACTCTTCCCTGAATTATTATAATCTTTACGAAATTCATCAAAATTATAATTGCAGTACGAACATTCATATGAATAAATAGGCATCATTCTACTCCTTGATTCTGATTCTGGTTTTGACCTTGATTCTGGCTTTGATCCTGGTTTTGATCCTGGTTTTGCCCTTTACCTTGATTTTGCATCTGCATAGCTTGTTTCGCAATTGCATCCATTGAAACTGCCATATTTAATATTTTATCAACTTTCAACGAAGAATAAGGTTTTGCTAATTCTTGTATTAATCCTTGAACATTTAATATTTGAAACATCAAAGGATTCTGTACTATAGAATTTAAAAGATTTGCTAAAGCAAACATAAATTCCGAAAGTTCTTGCTTTTCCATTTCAGGGATTTGTGGTCGCATCTCTGAAACTTCTACATCTAAATTAAATTCTCCTGATATGTCTTCTCGTTTAACATCAGCCCAAAACATTCCTTGTGGGCCAGTAACTTTAATAGCTTGTTTGAGCGTTAAAGTTTTTTGCATAAGTTGTAATAATTTACTGTAAATTTCTTTCATAAAATCAGCAACTAAAGATTGCTTATCAGTCTTTCTTACAGCAGCATGTCCTTCAATAAAATTTGCTTCATGTGCAGTTTTTCTTCTTTCTGTAACTCCTCTTTCATTTTCAGATGATCCTACTACCTCATTAAAATCAAGCTTACTTTGCATTAAATTTTGAAAAACACTTGGGTCTTGAGTTGCAGACTCTAATGCTTTTGGTGGTATCTTCCCATCTTTAATAGCAAAAAAAGTCATATCTTCAGGATTTTTAGCCTTTGTTATTTCAGTATCATCTATTGAATCTTCTTCATAATAATATTTTCTTGCAGCTCTACGAACATGTGTAATCATCATAGATCGCCCAACATTAATTTCATCCTGCAATGGTTTTTCTATCCTTACATCTTCAAGTCCATGCGTTTTATCAGGGATTTCATTAAATTTTAAAAAAGTAAAAGGATTTGAAATATTTTCTTCTTCTCTTATAAAAGCTGTTGGGTTTCCCTCACTCATTGCAAACATTTTATTATTTTCTAAATCATATATTTCATAGAATAAATGTCTATCTTCTGCCAAATGTCTCAACTCTGGACTTTTATATGCAGTAAATTTTTCATTAAGTTCAACATTCGGCCCTAAATGTTCAGTGTTTTTATACAAAGGACTTTTCTTTAAATAGTCAACTGATTTCACCATCACCTGTGCAATCCATTTTGCTCGACTTATAAAATTCTTACATTCTCCATCAATTAAAATTTCTTGTGGAGAAACTCTTTCTATGTAATATAACTCTGAAACAAGAATATTATTTTGCTGTCCTATAAAATTTCCTTCTTCATCTTGCATAAAAATTGGCCAACCAAAATCATCATTTCCCAAAAATACAGGATTTCCAACATTTGGATTAGGCTGAAACATCGGAGTATATATAACTTTACAACATGCAAAAGGGGCTAATTTAGCATCTAAAATTGCCAACCTAATATGCCTTTTTAATTCCACATCAAGATTTTCTTTTGTATAATATCTCAGTAAATTTTGTGCAACCTTCGCACCATTTTCAAATTCTGGCCTTTTTGCATTAACAATCGGTGAAGGATTTTGAAAATATAATTGTGGAATTTCATTCTTTATATTAGCAAAAATTAAATTTACCGTTGTTCGATCTTCTAAGGCTGGAACATCAGAATCTGTATAATGATTACCTGCGTAATAATTAATAAACTGCCTATGGTCTGTAAATGCATCCTCATTAATTTTTTTAGCAACTGTAATCCTTTGTCGCCACATTTCAAGAGTAGTGATATTAGATCGACTTTTACCAGCGATAGGCTCAAGTAATTTTTGATCTCCTGTATTAACTGGTTTTTGAATTGTTTTATCAGCCATTCATTATCTCCTTGTAGCTGCTCCTGAAAGAGTTTCTTTTAATCTTGAACCAAAATAAAAAGCTATAATGGAAGCTA